TCTCTATGTCATCCCAATCAACATTTAGATCAGGTGTGAAGTCATCATTGTATTGTTCTAATAATAGTCGTAATGGTTCTAAACTATTTTGTGTACCATTTACATAGTCGAATCCAAGATTAGCCACATCTTCTCCAATCACTTGTTGAAATAGTTTTGATAACACCTCTTGTGCTACATCACTTCCAAGTGTCTGCTCTTTTTTAATTTGTTTAAATAATATTGAGTAGGCTTGTTTTTGAGCAGTAGTCATGGATGGATTACCTGATATAAACAATGCTTCTATTTCATCAGGTGTGACAGTTCTATTGTATCTGTCCATCGCATGATCTATTGATTGTTTAATCTTTCTCGCATCTTTACTAAACAATCTATCAGGACATCTTGCTCCACGATGTTCCTCGTAAAATGGTTTGTCCATTAAACTTCTTAATAATGCTAATTCCATATTTTACTCCTTCGGGGTTAGGTTATATAAATTAGTTATATCTTTTTTATTATAATATTTTAAATCGTCAGTTAGTCTTAACACCTTTATGTTGTTCACGTATCCTCTTAACTCTTTTGCAAAAGCAAAAATCTTAGGCATAGCATCGGGGTCAAGTGCTATAATTATTGTAGAGAACCGTGAAAGAAAATTCTTGTGTTCTTCTGAGAGTGAAGTTCCAAGAATAGCAACCCCGATAAATGCATCACCACCAACTCTAGCGGCACTAACACAGTCCTCTACAACAACACCGACATTACCATCGCCATAATAATATGGCAAGGTATTATTTCCGTATCGTTTCCACTTGGGTAGTCGTGATGTTAGTGCTCTTCCAGTAGCATCTACAATTTTATTGCCATCCTTAATTAGGAAAACAACTCTGTCTTCTTTTACATCGTAATGTAAATCCAATTTATTTGGATCTAGACTCCATGTATTACAGAACTCTATTAATTTTTTTCTATTATTATGGGGGACAATATATTCGGGTAACACAAAGGCAGTGCATGGAGGAGATTCATTTTCTTTCTTTAACTGTGCAGTCAAAATATCAGTCGCAGAAAGTCTTACCTTTGTGTTACCACTAATGTTACAAGAAGCCTTGTAACAATTCCATACTAACATTCCCATATTATTAGTAGCAGTAAATGTTTTATAACCATTACAAATGGGGCAGTTAAGTCTCTTAGTATGTCCTATGGGTATGTCTAAGTCTAACATGTACCCCCGGACAAAGTTAATGTCATTTACCATAGTTTTAAAAATCCGTCAATTTTTTTCTTGCATCAAGTGCAAAGTTAGCAGAAGTAAAGGTATTTTTCATGTATGGTTTAACACTCTGTGGATTAGCATGACCTGTGACTGCCATGATATTACCCATCGATACTCCTGCATCTACCATTTCTGTTGTACCCGTTCTTCTAAGGTCAGATAATCGCAAGTTTTCAGACAATCCAGCCTCATTCATGATCTTCCTACCAATGAATGGTAGTTTAGTGAGCGAATAAGGCTCATACAGACCCCTTCTTGGCTTTGGTCTAGGGGTAACATACCTCTGAAATCCAAAGTCCTCACGTTGAGCTTTTAGCATCTCATTTAAATCATCAGATATAGGCAAAAATACCTCTGCTTTTCTCTTTGATTGCTTGATGTGTGCTTTTTGGTTGTCTAGGTCTAAACTTTCCCATGTTAACACCCTCATATCACCCAATCTTTGACACCATTCATATGCCATATGCACAATCAGACCTATACTTCTATATTTGAAGTCAGAATATGCATGATCTAAAAACTTTTTGACATCTTCTTTCTGCCAAACAACTTTTCTCTGTTCAGGTGTCCTCTTTTTTACATTTGAAAAAGGATTAGAGTTACAATACTCCATCTGAATACCATAATTTACTAATACTCTAGACACAGACATGACATGATTCGCCATATGTATGCCTTTCTCACACCATTTCTCGTAGCACAGTCTAGCATTCTTAGTTGTGATATCGGATATGTTAGTACCACCCAAAGTGCGAGTAGTACCAACATTTGTATCCATAGCTACACTAAGAAAATACTTATATTGTGCTTTAGTTTCATCACGTAAGTTATTGAAATCAAACGACAAATAGTATTCTTGTAGTAACTTATTTGTTTTCATTATGCTGCCACCAATTGCTTGAACTGTGGTGAGTTGATCCACTTGGCAACCTCTTGCTCTCTCTTCCACATGGACTCTGCCTTAGTGTCGTGACCAGTATTTCTAAGAGTGAAACCATTTTTGTCATCAGCATAAGAAGAGTAGTTAGTGAAAGCAGAGTAAAGAGCAAACACATTCTTACCTCGCTTGGCAATCTCTCTGTGTGCTAACTCATACATCTTGTCTACCATCTTCTCAGACTTGATGATGCTAGATAGGAATGTCTTACCATCTACATTGAGAGGTGTGTCTGCCCACTTCTGTAGCATCTGACAACGTAACTCAAAGTTAGCTCTAGCTTTCTGTACTCTGTTGATAAAATTACCATAGAGAAAGCCACTAGTATTCTTCATTACAATACTACTGAAGTCCCCAGTAATCTGTCCGTTGCTACAATAGGTATCGATTGCACCTGTATGTACTTGATTAGAACAAGACCCATCAATACCATGCAAAGCAATGATACGTTCATTGATGACTGTCCTATGCTTGTTGGTGATCACCTCATGTTGAACATTGGGTAAGATAATATCCAAGAAACCAAAGGCATTATTCCTAGCAGTCTTGATTGTTACCTCTGCACCTTCTAGCTCGTGAGGTAATCTATTATCTTGTATCACTTTCTTTATCCCATTGAAAAACTGTGGATGTGATGCACACTTAAAACCATCACCAACAATACCGATATAATCACCAGTGCTTTTGTTGATGACATACTTTTTGCCTTTCATCTTGGTTGGCTTGAAGCCTACTTTGAAGTCAAGGTCAGATCCCTCTATCTGAAAAAGAGGGTTAGTTACAAAATCTAATGGCATGATATTCTCCTTTCTCCATTGTTTGTAATTAAGATACTTTTATGGCTATGTAAATACATAGTCCAATGATTAATAATTTACCATAGTCAAGGTCGTATCTTGTCCCTTCACCATAGTTTACATTAAAAAAGTCTATTATTCTATGAAACATTTTTACTCCTTTATCTCCCATCTATAAAAGATGTGGTCATCTATTCTTGTTACATAAGTTTTAGTCTCTGCCCAACTAGGATTTACATAGTGGGCATGGTAGTGTGTAGCTCCTTCTACAAAGTCATCTAAGTGTCCGTTATACACACCATTGGCAACATGTAAAGCAGTTTCCATAGCTTCCTTTTCTCGTGGCTTATCACTCTTGCCATCACAGTACCAACTAAATTGACACTTATCTTTTATAGGCACAGATGGTTTCCACTTATAAGTTAAGCCTTGTTTAACCACATCACACACGTTGTTCGGATATCGTGGATCTTTTACTCTATTCATTACGACTTGTGCTACTGCAACTTGTCCTATGAAACTTTGATTCTTAGCTTCATGGTAGACATTGAGTGCTAGGCACATGATTGCTTCCATTAACATTGTTTTATTCCTTTCAATATATGTGCTATGACATCTACAGTCCAACCGTTACCAATCATCTTGTATCGCTGAGTATTGGAAACACCTTCTGTGTAGTTGTCAGGCAAGGTTTGTAATCTCTCACACTCTAGTGGTGTAAGTTTTCGGTACAAGAAGTCTTCACTAACCACCACATTATCTTTCTGTACTGTGGTAAGACAGTTAGACTTTGCACCATCGCTAACCTCAAGTTGCGTAGTAAATGGCAACTCTAGTTGGTTATCTTTTCTAGTCCCATGCTCGTCAAGCCTACGATTAACAATGCGACCAATGGCAACCTTTGGTTGTCTGTGTCCACCTTGCATAGTCGTAAGGGTAGGTGACTTACCTTGAGGTGAATACACTCTCTTGATAATATCAAACCCCTTGATGTCATTAGCCATGCCTACTTGTATAGGCTTCTTGCTTTTGACAAACGTAGGTATCTGCCCCTTGTACATAGATGCAGTAAGACAATGTGCCTTGTCATCATCAACAGACTTGACTAGATCTCCTCGCACTCTGCCACACCATGTACCCTTGAGGTAGTTGGGTGCTTCATCGAATGGCA